GAGAGCTTGTCGATGACGGTGTCTTTCGTGCCGTTTTCGAGCCACCACTGATGAAACGCACGATCCGGTCCTTTGCGGACACGACCGCCCTGGGCCGACTCGCTCGCACCCTTGCCAGCCCGCCGGTAGCCGAGCAGCCCGACGGCGTTGCCGTCCCGCGAGTACGCCACAATCTTCACCGATGCCGCACGCTTGAGGTTGCCGGTCGGACCTTCGGGCGTGTTTGCCCTGAGCCGCTCTAGAGCTGGGGCGAGCGCCTTCTTTAGCGCGTCCTGCAAAATCTTCGCCTTATCCGCTGGCGTGAAGATGCGACCGATCGCAGTCTGCAACTCGCGCAGTTCGGCGATCTCTGCGGTGATCGTGATCCCTGCGGTCGCCATCAGTCGATCGCCTCCACGCACAGGAGCTCGTGCTCGGTGCGGTTGTTGTGTTCGAGCAGGCTCGTGATCTCCAGAATCCGACCACGCCACGAGAGCCGCATCCGCTGCGTCAGCCCGGTCACGTATCGCATCCGCACGCGGTGCGTCACCTCGGTCTGCTGCTGACCGGATTGGAGCACCTCGCGACCGGACAGCCCGTCCACGCTCGCCCATACCTCGGCAAACGTGCCCCACGTCTGCACGACCTCGCCGATCGAGTTGCGAGCCTCGGTCGCACTCTGGATCGTGACTCGCTCGCGGAGGCGGCCCGGATCAATCGCCATACATCACCAGCGTGTAGGACGACGTGCCAGCGGTTGCATCCACGCTCACCTGGAGCGAGGTCTCGGTCGCGCCGACATCAGAGACGGCACCCTGCTCGGCACGCGACAGCACGAGCGGCTTGCCCGTGGCGCCGCCGACGCACTTCACGAGCGTCGCGCCGGTCGCCGAGAACACGATCCGAGAGACCGACGAGAACGATACGGCAGAGCCCGACGCCGCCGTGTACCCAGGCGAGGCGAGCGTGATCGTCACGGCTGACGTACCGCACGTGCCAGAGACGACGGCGACCTTGCCAGACGTGTACTCGTTCGAGGTCTGGAGCGCCACGGCCTTCGTCGAGGACACGCCCGTGGACGACGCCGTGTCGGTGAACTGCGAATCGACGATGATGCGTCCGTTCACGTGTAGCTCCCCCACTTCACGCTGTCGAGCAACGCCTTCACCCCGAACGGCATCTCGGAGAGCGATACGGCGTCGGCCGCCATGCGGCGCTCATACCACTGCCCGACGAGCATGAGGATCGCCGCCTTCACACGGGGCGAGACCTTGCTGCCGTCGTCGCCACGCCCGCCCCACCACGTGACCGTGACGCTGCCGTAGTCGAGCAGGTGGCTCGGCCACGATCCGGCGTACAGCGTCCGCAGCGTGCCGGGCTTCGCGTCGCGATCGACGCGGTACTGGGTCGTCGAGAGCGTAGCCGTGTTGCCTGCCTCGCTCGCGGTGTAGACGATCGACACCGCCGTGCGACCTGTGGTCTGGCTCATTGGCGGGCGGGGCAACTCGATCACCGCCGGAAACGCATCGAGCCGCATTACGTACTGCGTGTCCACGAGCGTCTCGTCCATGTACGTCTCGCAGTACTCGCGGGCCGCAGAGATGAGCGCAGCGATGTAGGCGTCGTCGGTATTGTGATCGACGCGAATGTGAGCCTTGGCGTCGGCGACGCTCACCGGCTCGACGACCGGCTGCGTGCCGACCTTCAGTGATCGGTATCGCTTGCCGTCATTCATGGCGTCGCCCCCTGCGTCGTGGCGTTAGGTCTGCACGCTCCGCGACCGGCTCCACTGCTGCCGTCTCGATCAGCGACTGCTGCGTCTCTCGCTTGGCGTAGCCCCACGCGAAGAGCCTCGCGGCGAACGACTCGTCCACCTCGACGAGCTCGTTCGCCTTGTAGGCACCGTAGGCACGCAGCATCCGTACTCTGATTGTGTTCACTCGCCGACCCTCCATGCAGTTTCGGGCGGTCGCTTCGTCCGCTGCCACGCGGTCGTGTGCTGAAACACCGGTCCCGAGAAATCCTTGCTCGGCCACGAGATCACGTACTCGCCGTGACCAATCACGACGCGAGGCGTGATGAAAAGGCGGTTGCCCGACGCCTTGAACTGACGCCAGAACCAGAGATCGTCGTCAATTCGCCCGTCGCCCCAGCCGCCTTCGGCGTCTGGCTTCGAGTGAAACCACGGCTTCAGCGTTCGCCTGAGCGCCCTGGTGCTGATGATCGTGCAGCCGAAATGCGCCGTATCGACCTGCTGCACCGGCTCGGCGAACCACGACAGCGGCAACTCCGTTTTGCCGTCGGCGGGTGGGTCGTCCATCGTGTCAAGAAGCGTGAGCATCGGCCGCCCGTCCTCGCGTTTCGCCTGGATCGGGGCGAGCGCGTCGCACTGGCACGTCATCGCGATCGCGAACAGACGCTCGATGTCGGAGCGGGTCATCACGCTATCGTAGTCAAGCGTAATTATGTACTCCGTCGTCGGAGCGAACTCCTCAAGCATCCTGGTGAGCACCTGCGCCCAGAACGCACCCTGCCCGAGCGTCGGGCGGATGTGCAGCGGCATGAGCGACTCGATGAACGCGAACACGTTCGTGAGCGGCCCGAACCTCGGAGCCGACAGCACCGCCTCGGCACGCACCTCGACCGACGTATCGCCGACCTGAACGATCACGCGTCACCCTCCAAAGCGAAACGGCGGGCGGCTCGTCGCCACCCGCCGCTCACTGTGTCGGTACTGTCAAGCGAATCAGCCGCTGACCGTGGCGTTGACGCCCTTCGCGGAGGCGCTGACCGGGCCGTCGGAGCCCTTGCCGAGCCTGGCGACCGTGTAGACGGTGCCGGTCGTGTACGGCGTGGCGGTGACACGCAGATAGCGCTTCTTGCCACGGCAGTCTACGTCCATCCGCACGACCACGTCACCCGCCGTGGCGGTCGGCGTCGGGATCGTAAATCCACCGGTGCCGCCGCCGACGAACTCGGTCACGTCGGAGTAGGACGAGTTGTTGTCGGACTCGGCGAGCTTCAGGACGGTGAACGCCGCCTGGCTCGTGTAGCCCGCATTCGCAAAAGGCTCCTGGCACACGTCGAGCGACACGTACTCGTAGCCGAGACGGTCGATCACCAGCGTGTGGGTCTGCGCCGCCGTCAGGTTCTCGGTGTGGCCGACGACGGACTTCGTGGCTTCGAGATGGTTCACTGTTCAGATCTCCTCGGAGGGTTGAAAGTCAGTCGCCGTATCAGCCGAACTTGAGAGCCACGACAGGGCCAGCCTTGCTCGTTGAGCCCACGTCATGCACGACGATCGCGTTGCGGGTCGTGGCGAACGTGAGGGTCTGGTCGTATTCGACGTAGCGCTCGGACGCCGTGCGGATCTGGATCGCCCGACGCTCGCCGTAGACGGCGGCCTGCGAGAGGTCGCCGAAGAGGCACGCCACCTCGCCGCTCGAATCGTCGAGCGAGGAGTGCATCGAGTGAACCAGCGTCACGGGGTAGCCGAGGAACCGCTCGCCGAATCCGGCAGCCACGTCGCTCGTGCTGTTTCCGCCGGGGCCAGAGGCCCCACCGGGCAGCATCGCGAGCCTGAGCATCGCCGAGCCCCAGCCAGCGGGACTAATGAAAAACCGAGCCGATCGACGCGCGTAGATGGGCAACTTCGCGACCATGTCGGTGAAGTTTTTCATCGTGAGCTCGCCGTAGGTGTCCTCGGTGCCAGCGGTCGTGGTGACGACGGACGCCGAGTGCTTCGATTCGAGGATCTTCTTCGTGATGCCCTGCACGCCGTGGTAGGTGCTGGTGCCATCGCCGACGAAGCCCGCGTTGTCCACCGCCTCGGCGAACGCCTGAGCCGTTTCCACGGCCATGAGATCGGCGAGATCGATGACGGAGTCTTCGAGCAGCGAGTTAGGAAGCCTATTTGCGACGCCCCAGATTTTCGCCACGAGCTCGATGTTGTCGAACGTCACGTCGCTCGCGAGCACCTCGGCGTTCTCGCCGACCGGCCGAGCAGCGAGCCCACCGGTGCGACGGGCGATGTTGAGGGTGTCGCTCGACATCGGCACGCGACGAGCGAACTGGGGATACACCCCAAATTCCTCGACCAATCTCACGAGCTCTTGGGCAAGTTCGGGGCTAGTCAGGACACCGCCGAGCGAGTTGACGCCGCCCGCCTGAGCGCGGCTCTCGACGCCGTGATCGACGCACCACCGACGAGCCTCGGCGTCGCCGAACACGTAGCCCCTCAGGTGCATGCCAGCGCGGTACGCGGACTCAGCCGAACGGAACGCCTTGAGCGGTCCGTGGCCAACGGGGATCGCGGGGACGGTTCGCTTCTCCACGGGAGCCTCCTCGGCAGCAGCCTTCTCGATCGCCTTGGCGGGAGCACCACGCTCCAGCACGGCACGCAGTTCGAGGTTCTTCGCCTCGATGGCACGCAGCAGCTCGATCTGGCTGCGGAGCTTGTCGGCACGCTCGGACAGCGAGCGAAGCGACGACTCCTCCTCGGCGTTCATCGCGGGGGCGTCGCCCTCGGCGGGAGCCTCGCTCATCGCTTCCATCTCGGCGACGACAGCGGCGAGTTCGTCGAGCAGTGCCTTGATCTTGTCCACGATGGGCTCTCCTTGGTCGGGATGCGGCGGCGCTCACGCCACCTATCCACGAACCTACGGAGCCAGACCGGCACCCTTGCAGTTCGACGCGAGGGTCTTTTACTAACCAGTAAAGGCCCGACGACGCACGTGCTCGGAATGCACGACGTGCTTGTCGGTGTGCCCGCAGCGGGGACAGCGTAGGTAGCGAGTCTGGTACTCGCCTCGTGCCTGACTCGACGCGACGTTGAGGCGAGCGGCCTTGCACCGCTCGCACGTGTCGCCGGACTTAGCGGCCATGCTGTGTCAGGTACTCGCGGAGTTCTCGGGCACGGGCCGCCGCTGCCATGCGACGATGAGCCTCGGCGTCACGCTGACGGCGGAACGCATCGTAGGAGCGCTGGGCGATCGTCACGTCAGCATCCGGGTATGCCGGGAAGCAGACTGGTCCCAAATCGATCAGAGAATCCACCCTCTGGATCGTCCGCACACTGCGGCCATCTTCGACCGCCCACGAGTCGCCGCCGCTCGGCACGGTGAACGAGAACGACGAGCCCTTGACGATGCCCGCCCGGATATTGCTTGCGATGTCCCGCCCGTAGGTCGTGTCAGGCACGGGGAACTCATACCGCAGCCCGACCTCGTCCACGCTCATCGACAGCGTGCCGGGATACCTAGCGAGCGGGTAGTTCGCGTCGTGGTTCCAGAGCGCCCTCGTCTCCAGCGGCTTCCGCCGCCCGCGACGCTCGGCGACGATGCCGAACGCACCAGGGTCGATCCGCTCGATGAACGAGCCTTCGAGCTCCAGCGAAAGCACGCCGAACTTCGCCGCGTAGCCGACGATGTACTCACGCTCGCTGCCGTCGTCCTCGCTGCGGCTTTCGACCGCGAGCAGCGGGACAGCCGACTCGACCTCGTCAATCGCCAGACTGCGTCGCTCGACGTTCATCGCGTTACTCCTTGCGCCTTCGTCTGCTGCGTTCATCTGCCTCACCAACTTTTTGCTCCATGAATACCCCGAGTCTCCACCCCACAGAGCCCACGCTATCCGACCGTTCGACGGGAAGCCGTCCTGGCTCGGGCTCCACCCTTCGCCTTGCTTGTCGATCTCGTGCCGATCGAAGTACGCCTTCATCCTGCGTGCCGTCTCGGGGCTGATCGTCGTGCCGTTGCTCAGGTCTCTTGCGCGAGCCACGCCGACTGCCGTGCCGCCTCGGCCGTACTCTCTTCGCCATGCGAGCCCCTTCGCAGCCTCTTCACGCACGCCAGCCGGGGGCGTGAAGTCGATGTGGTCATACTTACCCGCCACGCTTCCGCCTCCGTGGCTTCGCCCGTGGCTCCTCCGCAGGCGGCGGCTCGGGCAGCGGGTCGATCTTCGTGAGCGTCGAGACCTTGTGTCCGACCTGCGTGTCGGTCGCCCGCCAGCCGCCGCTGACCTCTTCGTAGACCGTGATGAGCGCCGCCGGGTCTTCCTCGGTAGATTCGATCTTGAAGTCCGTCCCCGGCACATCGAGAGTGCCGTCGCCCATGACGTAGTCGATGCGTCCGCGAGCTCGCCCGCCAGACGAGCCCCACGAGACGTAGTCGCCCTCGGCGACGGTGCCGGGCTCGGCACGCTCTTCGAGCGACCTCGCGGGGGCGTCTTCGACCACCGGCACTTGCTGCGGCTGCGCATCCGCTGCTACTGCCGGTTGACGCTCGACCACCCCTGCGAGGATCGCGTCGATCTGTGCGGGCGGGATGCTCGGGAATGACGCAGCGATCATCGCTGCCGCACCCTCGCGGGTGACCAGACCGTCGGAGATCGACTGCACTATCGCGATGAGCCCGGTGATCTGGGCACCGTTGAGGCTGACCTCGGCGACTTGGGGCGTGGCGTCCGGTGCGGGCTCGGGCGGTGCGTCGGTCGGAACTGCGTCGGCAGATGCCGCAGCCAGCCCGCCCTCGACCGCCTGCCCGTCGATTCCGCTCCCGGGCTGCTGCTGCGCGAGCACGTCATTGACCGAGGGCGGTGCTCCGAGCGTGCCCATGTTCAACGGGCGATACCGCTCGTCGCCGCCATCGACCGGGTTGCGGTTTTCCAGTTCGAGAATGTCGTTCGTGCTGAGCGCCCCGATGTCCCACATCGCCCGGTAGTACGCCGAGCGGCTCGCGGCGTCGCCACGCATGAGCCCGCGAACGTCGAACTCGACGAAGTAGCGGTCGTCGTCCACGATCAGATCGCGCTGAAACGCCGACTCGAAGCGACGCAGCCACGGGAGGATCGTGTGCTGCACGTAGTCGAGCCCGGCGTGCTCCACCGAGCCTGGGCTCGTCTCGGCACCGAGCAGGTGGAGAGGCACGCGGAAGAGCCTGGCGATCTCAGCCAACTGCCACTTCCGAGCCTCGATGAATTGCGAGTCGTGCATCGACGCTTGCGGTATCTCAATCGGCTTGAGACCGCCCACGAGCACAGCCGTGCGGTTGCTGTTGTTGACGCCGCCGTGCATCCGCTCCCAGTTCGCACGCAGCGACTCGCGGGCCTCGGCGTTGAGCTCGCCATCGGTGCTGAGCACAAAACCCGGCCTTGCTCCGTTGCCGAAGAACCGGGCACCGTGGAGCTCGCACGCCCGAGCCAGCGCGATCGCATCCTTGCAACTCTCGACGACGCTCATGCCATGCACGCCGTCGTCGCTCGGCCCACGCATGTGCAGGATCGCGTCCTGTGAGTACACCGTCTCGCGGCCGTTCTCCTCGCGGTACTTGTAGCGGAGCCGCCCGTTCTCGATCCGCTCCACCTTCATGCGGGACGGGTGCAGCGGGATGAGTTGATCGACCGCACCGGACGCACCCGAGCGGATCTCGCTGTAGGCGTCGCCCCAGAGCCCGACGTGGAACACCGCCTGCTCACGCCACTCGAAGCTCGTCTGCCATTCGTTCGGCTGCTGGTGGAGTCGCCGATACAGCGGCAACTCGACGGCACGGCGAGTCCCGCGAGCCATCCGTTCAAGCACGTGAAGCGGCAGGCTCGCGACGCTCTCCGACAGGATTCGCAGGCACGCGAACACCGCAGACACTTGCAGAGCGTTGGTCGCGTCGATGCGGATACCGGCGGCCGAGCGGGACGAATACTCCTCGTCCCACATTCGCTCCTCACCGGGGAGCCAAAGAATTCGATGCTGTGAGTTGGCGATCATCAGACGAAAAAGATCTCAGGGTTGCCCGAGGGCTTTTGCTCCTGCTCGGATCGCATCCACGAGCCGATGCCCTGGCAGAGGGCGACGATGCCGTCGATACGCTCCGTGCTGGCGGTCTTGCTCGGGTAGATGTTGCCGTGCCGGTCCTCGTGAACAGCGACGTTTCCAGCGCACCACGTGAGCACCGGGTGACCACCGTGCCGCACCATGCCGTTGAGCACGAGGTTCTCCAGCGTCTTGGCGGGTGCCGACATTCCGGGCCCGCCTTGTGGATATCCTCGCACGTCCAGCCCGTCCCCTTGCAGTAGGTTCGCGAGCATCTGAGCGTTGAACTTCATGTCCACCGCCAACTGACGCACCCGATAGCGATCGCAGATCGCCTTGATGTCAGAGTGCAGCCGGGTGTAGTCGGTGACGTTGCCGTCGGTCACCCGGATGTGCTGGTCCCGAATCCACCCGAGGTAATCCACCTTGTCACGCTGAGCCCGTTCGACGGCGTTGGCTTCTGGAATCCAGAAGAACGGCAGCACGTCCAGCGTGTTGTCTTCGGGATCGGGGCAGACGAGCACCAGAGCCGATAGGTCATACGTGCTCGCGAGATCGAGCCCGGCGTAGACGGGACGTTCGTCAAAGTCCCGCAGCGGGTTCGCACAGCGAGCCCACGCCGCCGGGGCGATCCACCGCGTGTCCTGCGTTGTCCAGACATTGAGCCGGTAGCGGAGGAACGAGTTGAGCTTCGTCGGCGACTGCTCGGCCTCGCGGGCGTCGGCCGCGAACG